TGGCATTTAAACCTACCATAGAATATCTCCAACCTACGGCTGGTAAGACTCTCTGCATGGACTCAATAATGCTTTGTCTCTCCTGCTCAGACAATACATTTGCTGACTGGTCAATTACATTGGCACAAGTAGTTGTATCAAAATGTTCTACTTTGTTTAAACCAATCTTATCCATAATATAAACTGGAGCAGTGTCATCTCCATCGGTTGATACTAAATAAAGTGTATCATGTGTAATACGGTGTTCACCAGTACCTAATACTATAAACAATCCATTGGCAGGATATGCCTTATTTGTGAATCTTGACTTATACTGCTGCAAATCTGCATTATCAGTAAAAAAGTCTTCATATTCGTCATAGACGTAATCGTTATTAACAAGTACTGTGTTTCCTTTCTCAATCTGTGTTCCTAATGCAAAACTCATTTTAATCTTCTCCTTTTGAAAATTTATTTTTTGATTTTATTTTTTACGTACCTCATTCAACCCCATAAATGCCTTAGTATATTTCTTCTCCTTTCCTCGTTATTAGGGAAACCGCCCAGAAGGGACTTGAACCCATTATTTACATACCATGGTACTGTCGTCTTTCCGTTAGACCACTGGGCTATGATGGGGCTTTTCAGCCCCATTTACTAATTACAGTCTAGCTGCTAAAGTTGATAAAGTTGCTGTTAAGGATGCAAGCACATCTCTTAAATCATCTGTATTATCACTTGCCACAGCATCTGCGCCTGCACAGCAGTAAGAATCCCTGTCAAATAACAGAGTTCTGCTTGTTGTGGAGTAAGGTCTTCCATCAATAGTATTCAGGATAGTCCAAACCTTCATGATATCCTTGCTCTGCTTGTAATTAACAGCCAACATATCATCATCCAACTTGGACAACTTAATTCCTTTGCCGTCTTCTGCAAAAGCAACAAGGCCGTCATTCTCTGTGTCCACTACAAGACGTAACTTTCCATCTCTTGTCTGTACTAACATATCTGCTGTAATATCGCTCTTTCTCATATTGCTACCTCCGTTAAATGAATAAGTTGTTACTGTTACAGTTGCTGAAACTGGTGCACTCTCGGTCTGTCTAGACCATTTACATGTTCTGCATCCAGTCTCAAATACACGACCAGAAATGTCATGCATTGGGCCCCAAATCTCCATAACGTCCTTGCTATCTCCGTAGCGGTTTCCGTCAAGGTCATCGGTTAACTTGGAAATCATGATTGACTTACCGTCTGCTGTGGAAGCAATAAGTCCATCTGCGCATGTGCTTGTTACAATGCGGTGTTTTCCATCTCTTGTGATGATAAGGTTACCAGTTGCGATTAAGTTTTTCTTTGACATAAGCATATGTCCTCCTTTAAAATAAGTATTTTATTTTTCCTTTCGGAAAGTGACTCTCTGTGGATTCGAACCACAGTCTTTGCACTGAGAATGCAACGTCTTAACCTCTTGACTAGAGAGCCAATAAAAAAGAGGCTACGTATTAGCCTCTTTAAATAATTTCGGTATATATTGAGTTGATAAATTTAATGGTTCAATTATTTTATTCAAGTCTCTTATCGCACCAAATTTTGAAACATTATATTGTATTCTTTTACTTGCTGTATTAATTTCAAACGCATAACCACCATCCCCATAATAATTCAGAATATCTTTAGTTGGGAATTGATTAAAATTCATTGAAAAACTAGGAAATCCACTCCATCTATATGACAGCGATGCCAACATTTGTATAATTAATTCCGTCTCTTTCCTGTTTTTAAATATCACTCTTATTTTCATGGTTTATATCCTCTGCATAAAAGCTTTGTATCTTCAATAAATTCGGTTAACATTAATCGATTCCACATCCAACCTACTTCTTTGAAATAAATATTTTGAATATCTTCCCCAATAACCTCCCTTAATATATCAGGACATTCTCTGTCGTTAAACTCATATTCTGAGAACCTATCTACATGGCAATCATCAACGGTTACAATTTCACCACAATGCTTGAGCATATCCGTATTCATAGTAAAAGGTATATTATAATACCCTGCGCTTTCATTAGGTTCTCCATAAATACAAGTTAATTCTTTCAAAGTTTTAATTCTAACTTTGTCACCAACTTTGAGCGGACGACACATTAACATAATTTATTCCTCCTCATTTGTAATGCTGGGTCGTCAATGATATCTTCTAACATTAGTAAATTCCACTCCCAACTTGCTTCTCTTAAACTAATGCTATATATATGTTGATTTAGTATTGCATTTTGAATCTCGGGTCTCACCTTCTTAGAAAAAGAATAATTGGTTAACACATAATCGCTACATGCTTCTATTGTGACTTCTTGACCGCATAACGCCAACATATATCTATTCATGACAAAAGGAACACCACCTAACACACCAGACTCATCTACCGCACCATAAAGACTTTCCAATTCTTTTTTGGATTTAACGCGATATTTTTTCCCTACAAAGGGAGCAGAAGCTATTAACATAGTAATCTTATCCTTTCTTTTGTTTTCGATATAGTAAAGCATTAGGAATCGGAATCGTCAGTGTAATTATATAATCGCCATTTGTTATGCTAGACAACATCTGGTGTTCGCTTATCTCGGTTACTAAGATACCCATATCATTAAATATTTCGTATCTTTCACCCCATATATCATGTATTAATTTTGCATGATATATTTTATTTACTAGAGACCTAGAAACCTGAAAATTAAATTCTTTTGGTAAATCTTTTATATCCATGTTATTTATATCCTCGACAAAGCAGAGATTTCGGTATGTTGTTATTGATAATTTTATAATTTCCGTCTCGTACACTCTCCAGAAAATCTGTTTTCTTTATATTTGTTATATAAATTCCGTCACAATCAATTCTATATGTATTTTCTTCATCATAAGCATCATAAGTGCTTGAATTAGAAAAATAAGTTAATGTAAATTGAAATCGTTTCGGTAATCTAATTTCTATTGCCATCTGTGTATTCTCCTCATCTTCTCTTCTGCTATCATAACCACATGAACAAAATTCATAACATATTCCGTCTTTATAAACTCCATGATTATAGTAAGTTAATTCCCTTCCGCAGCACGGACAAGTTTTACATGGTGCGTGTGTTATGCGGATTTTAGAATGTTTGCGTTTCGGCTTTAAAGAAATAAACATCTTCAATATCAATATTATAAACATAGCCACGCACATGATTGGTCGCCAGATAAATGACAGTAATGTACTAATAACACAAGCAAAAAACATGAGTATTGTTTCGCTTGCTGTTATATTATCATCACTTAATATATGTTTTAATGCAGTAATATCTGCTGTAAAAAAAGCAATACTACATTTTTTTGTAATCTCGTCCACCATTTCTTTAGGTAGTCCAATAACAGTACGCCTCTCTATTGGGTATAGTATTTTGATTTCACTTAACTTTGCAGCATACTCTTTTTCATCATCTGTTTTTATGACACAAATTCCTGCTCCATAGAACATACCAATTACTTCACCGCTTTTTCCTTTGTTTTCTCCTGATATAATCATTGCTCTTTCCATGTTTGTGTTCCTCCTTTTTTATCTTCACCTTTAAGGTAATGACTCGACTTGGATTCGAACCAAGGTTTTCCGTTGGAGAAACGGATGTCTTAAACCACTTGACTATCGAGCCAGAGCCTACTCAGGTTGTTCATTCCCTTTCGGCTGTCGTTGAGGTAAATATACTATGGCATAACACCGTGGTAAGCCTCTTCGTATTCAGTTTCGCTTACGAATTCACAATAACCGACGTTTGGGATATACCCCATATATCCATAAGATAAGTAATAACCTTTCATATGTTTCCTTTCTAGACAATCCAGCCTCTTGTAGGATAATCTAATTCTTCTAATTGTATATCTCTTGATTCCTCAACATCTCTTATCGCGGAAATTAAGGTAGAGGCAAAATCATAGTTGGTCGTATAATAAAGCGATGGCTTGACGAACTCATCATTATACGTTTGTCTTTGTCGTTCCCTTTCTTTTTGCTTGCGCGTCTGAAATTTTGGGTCTGGTATAGACGGTTTAGAAAATATAGAATAAGGGATTTTATAATTAAACCAATTCATTATTTCACCTCTTCTTCCTTATCTTTACGGTAACAAAAAAGTGGATTAGCATACATTTCTATGTATCTATCCACTACATCTATTACCTCTTGTGTTGGTAAACAATATTCTATATGAGACGAAGAAGGCTTAAACAATATTTGTAAACTAAGACGTTTATGAGTTCTGTTATATACCAAATACCACCCGCCTAATTCCCTTGCTTCAGCAAGACGAGTTATTAATAAAGATGAATCAATTGTAATACAATCCATTTCTTGCAATCGCATAAACATTTCATATATCTGTTTCTTTTCCTTTTTAGTTTTAGGTAGCAAAGCTATGAAATTGTTGTAGAATGGATAAATGCAATGTTCAACAGTTAATGCATATAATGCATCTGCCACCGCCATATGAAAGCCATTATATTTATGTTTTTGCATTTAATTTCCCTCCTATTTTTCTCCGAATATTAAGATAAATAAGAGCAAAGCCACACCTACATATATAGTCATCATGTTACATTCTCCTTTCCATGTTATCTTTTGCGTATTCTAAATCGAGCATAATTGTGGCGATTTCCATTGCGTCATTTTCATTTGGTTTTCTGCCATATACATGCTCAAATAAAAGTTCTGCTATGTGTTTCAAATTTGCGTTTCCTTTCCGTTTCCGTTTTTATAAACTCTGCATATTAATTGTGGCTGATTATATTTGTTTATGCATTGACGCATAATATTGTATATGCCGTTTCTTATAGCTGGAAAGTTTTTATATAGGAAATCACGTTGTTCCTTGTAGATTTGTATGGATAAATAATCTAATCTTCCATTAAATTCCCAGATAAATGTACTGTCTGAATTTGCCTTGACTTCATCTAAAGAATATAAGAAAGGCAAAACAATGATTCTTATGTCTATTCCTATATTACCCAGTTGTTCTAGTAGTTCAATTAATACGTTCCGTTCTTCCACAGTGTGAGGTTTTAAATTAATCGAAGCGAAATTTAAACCTCTTCTTCCGTTTAAACATAAGTATTCGGACAGTTGCTGTATTAATTCTTTCGTTCTATTCATTCCACGCTCCGTTATAATGAACATTAATCACACAGTCATCCATTACATTAAAGTCTCTATTTTTATCCATAATCATGGAAACTTCTTCGCCTAAATGCCAGTCGTTTCCCTCAAAAGTCCAGTCATTACCAGCATAATCTGTTACGGTAACGGTTTCCTTTGTGTGGTTGATTTCCGTTATAATTCCATTTAAGGCATATAATTCCGTTTGGGCTTTGCCTTCAAATTCTTCTATAATATATGGTTTTCCCTTTGAGGAATCCCAGATAACCATTACTTCCGTTCCATCAGTAAATTCTGGTGGGTCAAATTCCGTTAGGTCTAAGAATCCATCTTTCACAGTTGGTGTGATTATACCTACTGCTGCTGTGGTTTCATGCCAAGTACCATGATACGAATACATCCCGTTTACATTTCCGTTACGGACTTCCGTTTCAAAGTCAGCACATCCACAAAATGCGAATGCGAATACAATAAAAATACCTGCTAATATGTAAAATAATATTTCTGGCGGTGTTGGTGTTGCGTGTCTTGTCATAGTTTTATCCCCCGATTTTGTCTTTTAATATGATTCTTACTTGTTGAATAGTTATATCTATTCGGCAACCCTTACAGTTGCGGTTACATCTAAAACAGCATTTTGCTTCTGTGACTTCCAATTCTTGTATATTGGTACACGACAAAATGCGGTCAACTTTCTGGTCGTATGTCATGTTAACCCCCCTTTAGTACATACTTAAAAAAGCGTTGACCACGAATTAACATTCTGGCGGTTCTACAAATTAACCGTTTTAGTGCAAATTCCAATCTACGCTTATGCATAATATACATATTAAATTGCATAGTTATACTGTACCTCTCATTTTGATAGTTTTTATACCCACAAAAAAAGCACCTATCATTTCGATAGATGCTCTTTTGCATAGATATAAATTCTATGCTTTATATGTTTTAATCTGTCCGTCTGGATAGATAGATATAACCGTTTTACTGGATGGGTAGCGTTTACCCCTATGCGGTAAAATAGGTTTTTTAGGCTGAACGAGTGACGGTTTTTGACAATCCCATTTTTCACGTTCTGCACGTCTGCGCTCTTTACGGTCAGACGTTTTAACGGCGTGACAATCTGAATATGTAAGGTTATTTTGTGCCAAATAATCGTTGATTTTTTTCGTAGTTGCATTATCTTCTACGTGTCTTTCCCATTCCAAAGTGAGCGCATTGCGACGGTATAAAACCAATGCGTCTGGATTTTTTTCGTCGTAGTAGCGAATGTGCGTATAGACATAATTACCCTGTGCGTCATGTCCATAAACGGCATTTAACGGTAAGTGAAACTCATGGAAAATAAACCCGTGCGTTTTTGCGTGGTTTATCGACTTACGACATTTTGCCAGAAAATAGCGTGGTTTTGTTTTGGTGGGTTTTGCAGTTTCGTAGAATGTCAGTGTGCCAGTTTTATGCATGGCGTTTTTGGAGTCTGAATTTTTATTCATATTATGTACCTCATAATTTTTTGCAATCAAAAAAAGACCTGAATAGGTCATGAATTTTTAAACATGAGAAAAAAGGGCTAAACGCCCTTTTTTCCTGAATATGTACTAATTATTTTGATTCTTTCGCAAGTGTGCCAGTACGTGCCTTGTCTGCTTCGGCAACTTTTAACGCCTTGTCATGTTCTAAAATACAGCCGTAAAGGTAAAGACCGAGAATCTTGCAAAACTTGTCCAGTTTGATTGTGTCAAGCGTCAAGCCTGAAGTAGAACCAATAGAAAAACCTTTTACCATGATTGACTGGAAAGCAGTTGCTACTGACATTTTACAATCTTTCAACTCTTCCAGTTCATACTCATCAAAATCTTTGGATTGTTTCACGCTGATATTATCTACTGGCAACACTTTGCAAGTGCTAAAATATGGGTTTTCCGGCAAGGTTGACACTAATTTATGCAATGCTACTTTGAGACTATCCTTTAATGACTTATCAGTACCTTTAATGAGTGCCACTCTAATAATTCTAGGTTGAATTTCCAGCAATTCTAAGTCACGCTGAGTAGTCTTTTTTGCCATCATGCGGATGATTGCTTGCACTTTATCATCCAGACTGTTAAAAATGGCAATGTTTTCGGAGTAAACCGCATAATCGGCAGACTCTTTTAATTCGTCACGCTTCACCTGATATTTGGCAAGTTTTTCGGTGTTTTCTGGTGTTGGGTTGTTGTTGTCCACATCTTCACAAGTAGCAATCTTTGCGTCAAGTGACGCAAGTTTGAATTTCACATTACAAGTGGTAACAAGTGTTTTAACCGCTTTATCGTCCCGAATAAACATTGACTCGGTAGCGGTTGCGGTTGTAGCCTTTGCTACTGGTTTTACCTTAGCGGTAGCCTTTGCGGTTGTTGTAGTTGCGGTTGTGGTTGTTGTTGTTTTACTCATAGTAATTACCTCATTCTTTCCGCCCTGATAGGGCTATGCTTGTTAGTAGTAAAGTCACACGACAGTGTGTCATGTGACTAGCACTACACGCAAGCGTGCGTGTGTGTGAGTCTATAACAACCTGATGAAAAAATCAGATACAACTTGATATCAACTAAAAAGTAACGCCGACTATTCAAACCATGTTCGGGCTGAATGTCTGACGTGGTATGCGGTAGCACTACATCACGAGAAAAGCGAAAGAAAGTAAAACTTTCTAGTAAAGGGAAACCCTGAGGCTTGTCGGGTGTGTGTGTACGGTTGTCAATGTACTAATGAAAAATAACTAAAACCTAAACGGTCACAGATACGATATGGTCTGTGCCTGTGCTTAGTATATCAACTACTAAACTATAACGCAACAACTATTTTAAAATATTTTCAAAAAAATAATCAAAAAAGCCCGCAAACCCGCATAAATACGGGGTTTTTCGGACTTCAAAAAATTGAAAAAAAATCAAAAAACCTTCAAAAAAACCTTGTTATTCCCCTATAATTACATAATTACGGGGGTATTAATTATTAAAAATTTCCAATCAAATTCAATATTTATGTTGGGGGATAAATCTACACACGCACCAAAAATTTCCGTTCCTCTCACCACTTCCCCTAACATTCTCTCCTCTTCCTATCCATCCCAAAAATCCATCGACCTTAAAAATCACCACTCTCTCCTCTCCTTAATAATCCTTCCACTCTCCCACCATTCCCCAAAACATCTTCCACCTAATTTTTTTCACCCACTCTTTATCCCCATTACCCCTGTTATTCAGTCAAATCCTCCAAAACGCTCACAAAAACATTGAACATTTCATTTCAAAATCTGTATAATGTATTAGGATGATAAAAATAGGGTAAAAATATATACCCCATCACAAATAAAAAATTACATCAAAATCGTCCAAATCCTTATAAATACTGGCTTTCAAGCCTGTCTAAAATATTTTCTTATCTTAAATCGCGTTGTACGAGGTAAAAATCGAATTAGGAATATTTAATGAGGAATTTATCAACAAACGGTTTAAAATCGTTTTTGACCCTCATTTTCTCGTCTAGAGTCCCAAAAACTCCCCCTAAAAATAATTTGTATCCTCATATAATATTTAAATAGGAAAACCAGAAAGAAAAATTTACAGAAAGGAGGTTACATGCCCAAGCTAAAAAACAAGCTAACAGATGAACAATTACAGTCTGTATTAACAAAACTAAAGCAATTACCCACGGGGTATATTTTTGATAATTATAAAGAAATGGCCTCATATTTAGATTTACCTGTATTAAAAGACTCATCAAAAGATTGTCAGTTAAAACAAATATGCAGGTGTTGTTCTTTAGGTAAAGAGGGAAAAAAGATTTATTATAAAATTTTAGATGTGTATGATGAATTAATTTCACCTTATGACCCTAGAATCGGAATTATAGATTTATCTAAACAAGACATCAGTTCTACCGAACCAGTTCTTATCAATTCAAATATCAAACCTTATAGTAAAAAAGATTCTTACTACACCCCTGTAGAAAAATATCCAGAATTTGAAACTATGCTGCTTTATGATTTACAACAGGAATTAAAAAATAATGGTAAAGCGGAAATTAATTTAACTGAAGTACAAGCATATATAAAATATGGGCTTGCTAATGATAACTATTATAATAAAGCAAATGCTCATATAGATGAAATAATTGGTATTACTGATGTAAGACACCATTATGCTTTTACGGATAGAATTTATTCTTTATTGCATAATTATTTGACTCGTAGTATTCAACATTTTCAAAAACGAGGATATATAGACATAATAGATGACATCTGGAAAATTAAAACAGAACATGGACATTATGAAATTGCTTCAGATGAAGAACAAATATTTTTTCAGTTATTATTTCAAAAAATGTTAGAAAAGGCTCAAAAAAAAGACGGTGTATTCGTATTAACCAATTATAAACAACGCAATGCATTATATCGTAAATTTAAAAGTCAAGTAAAAGAATATGGTTATCAAAATATTATTTTAAGTATGACTTTAGTTAGTATTAATAATGATTGGTTAAATAAACGAATAATTACCGAAGAAGAATTCCTTACAGCCAAAAATAGAGTAAATGAAATTATATTAAAGAAAATAGATGATAATGCCCGTAGCCAATTAATCAATTATCAAAACAAGTTAGAACAATTATTAACAGAACAACCTGAATTAAGAATTAATAATGCATATCGTGAAGTTCAAGATGGTTTTTATTTCTATTCATATGGATATGCTAAAGAAAATGATTATTTAATTAATCAACAGATTTTAGCAAATCATTATATTCATATTTCAACTCCATATATACCCAAAACCCAATTAATTAAATTAAGTATTGATAACGGTAAAAAGTATCATAAGAATGAAAATAACACTAACACGTAGAAGTTATGATTTACGTATAGAACCATAAAAAAATAATAAAAACGATTAGAGGTAGAAAATATATAAAAGACCTACCCAACTCTTATTTCGAGATGTGGGTTAGTAGCTCGCCCTAATCCGAAAAGCTCCGCGTTTCGTATAAGGGCTCGCAGTGGTTTCCTTTTCGGTTCTTAGCAAATTGTTCGCTTCGCTCCAATTTGTAAGAGCCCTCAAAGATAAACAAAATAAAATTTATTTGTAAAAATATTTTTTATAACTACTTGATTAAGTCATTACAGTTAAGTCACCAGACTTAACCTGTAGCTCTGCTACGACTACGCTTCACTAAAATTTAAAGATATTTAATATCTAAAAAACCAAAACAGAAAAAAAGGAGTGATATATATCGCTAAACAACAGATTTGCCATAAGTACATTTACAAGCTGCACAGCGAAAAACTCAGAAACAGTAATTGGAACTTATGGTTACCACTTGAAGAAGCTATGGCTAATGGTACAGATATTGTAGCGTTGAGTGATAGTCAAGTTCTTCGATTTATTGATGAAATTAATAATAAAAATACTGACCTTATTGCCAAAGGATTAAAATATAAAATAAAAGAAACAAAATTAAAACCGTATAGTATTGCTAATAAAAATAAAATCCAGCGGTTATATACGGAATTATATGAAACACAGTTTCAACCCGATTACATGTGTGTGATTATGGATAATAAAGCAGATTATTTACGTGCTAATAAAGGATTTAGTGTAAATGGTATTCGGTATAAACGCTTTTTAGGAACTAACGGGGGTATTAAAAATTCCACTATAGTTTATGTTAGCGAACGGGTATACCCTATTTTAAAAGAACGCTTAGATTGCGGACGTAATAAAGAAATACCTTTAGTACCTGCTAAATTAGAAGCATATCAAGCATTAATTTGTTCGGGTTCAATTCCTGTTAGTATGCCAAAAGGTATTATTGTAGTACCTGATTGTGAGACCGTCTTTCATGAAGATATTATTACTATAGATGATTCCAATAGTGATGAACCTATTCTTGAAGAAGTTAAGGACGCAGAAATACATTTAACAGACAGTGACGGATATGGATTAATGTTACCTAGTATTTCAAAACAGTGGAATAAAGAGTTGGGCATGAGCCGTGATGGAGAATATTTATCAGGAGTAAATACTAGAGGTCTTCCATGGACTAAAGGAATGTTATTTACTTTTGACTTTATTCAGTTTGCGGAAGAAGTTGCTGGTACTTATGAAATCACAGATATTTGGGGACATAAAAGAGATATTCGTGATGCAGAAGTTATTTTAACTGGTAGTATGCTAAAATTATGGGATTCCTACTCTTCTTTTGAAGATTATTGGGAGAATGTAATTAAGTATAATTATCAATTTGCGATTGCTAAGACTGCTCCACATGAGTTAGAAGGTGAACGACAAACCAATTATCAGTTCTTACAGAGCTATGATTTAACAGATGAACAGATTGCGGAATTTATAGCTCCTACTGTAGACTGGATAAATGATGTTCTTGGTATGGATTATAGAAGAAGTTTATTATACTTACTTGGAGGTTATTTAACTGACCGTAAAGCATTATCGCACGAACCTGATTTTGTAAAAGCCTTGATGATTGAACCGCAAATGATTAATGACCCATTTGTTCGCAATCGGATTCGTATGATGATAAATACTACAATTAATAATGCTAAAAAAGGTGTTATTAATGTAAAAGGTAATTTTGCCATTATTGGCGGAGACCCCTACGCTTTACTTCAGTCCGTATTTGGTCTTGAAATTACTGGTTTATTACAAGCTGGTGAATGCTATCATAAATATTGGAGTGACCAAGGAGTTCCTGAAGTTGTTTGCTTTAGAGCTCCTATGACCAGTCATAATAATATTCGTAAATTAAAATGTGTAACAAATGATGAAATTAATAAATGGTTTCGATATATCAGTACCTGTATGTTGCTTAATGCGTGGGATACTACATGTGATGCTTTGAATGGTGCTGATAAGGATGGAGACCTATTCTTTACAACTAATAATCAAATCTTAATGGACAACACTCGTCCAACTTTATCAATTCATTGTGTGCAACGTAAAGCACCAAAAATAATTCCAACAGAACAAGATATTGTACAAGCTAATTTATTAAGTTTCGGAGATGAAATCGGAGCAACTACTAACACCATTACTTCTCAAATTGATATTCAAGCTAATTTTAAAAAAGATTCAGAAGAATATAAAGTATTAGATTACAGAATCAAGTGTGGACAATTATACCAACAGAATGCTATCGATTAATTTTGAGTCGCCTTACACAGCGATGTGTATTGAATAACAAGGTGAACCTATAAATATAGGGTGTACATTACACGTTTAGGAGTTGTAGGAAATGACGACTAGGTAATGTGCTAACTGGGAAAATCTAAATATATAACAATACTATGCGAAATATTTTACAAGACAGGATGTGATTATATAAGTTTATATAAAACATATGGAATTTATGGAATAAGAAATAAAACCAATAATAAAGTCTACGTTGGTAAGACAGAAATGAATTTTGGTGATAGAAAAGATTGTCACTTTACAAGTCTTCGTGGTGGATATCATATTAATCCACACCTACAAAAATCTTTCAATAAATATGGAGAAGATAACTTTGAATTTATTGTATTGTACGAATGTAAAGATGGCGAAGATACTCATATAGTTAATAAGTTGGAACAAAAATATATTAAATTATATAAAGATAAAGGTCTTGCCTATAATATTGGAGATGGTGGCGATGGTGGTCATAATCTAGGAAAACATTTATCAGAAGAAACCAAAAGAAAAATTGGTAATAAAAATAGAATTAATATGACAGGCCGTAAAGCCACTAATGAAACTAAAAAAAGGATGTCTGAATCACAGAAGAAACGATTTAAAAATCTTTCCGATGAAGAACGAAAAGAATACGGCAGACAAATCTCTGAATATGCTTCTGGATATCAATGGTCAGCAGAAGCAAAGAAAAATTTTTCAAAAATCCAACAAACTAAACCTAATGGTGCAAAATATGACGTAGAAACAGTAAAAGAAATAAGACGCTTACATAAAGAAGAAAACTTAACATACACAGAAATTTCAAATCTACTAGATATACCAAGACCTGCTGTGTATTTAATTGCTACATATAGAAGATGGAAACATATCGCATAGTCCATCAAGACTGTTATATACAAGATAATCCAGTGCCAAGCTAAAATGGTGACATTTTAGAAGGTCTAACGAGCAAGATATACCGTCTCATTGAGATGATGAAATCTGTATGATTAAGGTGAAATTCCTTAATCAGAAGTGCCTTGCCCTCATTATTATGAGGTGATGATGTGCTCTACTCCCCTAATAAATATCGGGAAACCGAGGGTATAAAGGAAAGCCAAAGGTATTATTTGTAAACCAATGCCCGCCGAATGGAAACGTATCAAGCCAAATGAAATTTTGGAGACCGATGAAGCGTGCACTATATTACAAAAACAATTTAACCAGCGTATAGTTGCTGATAAATATCCATATTTCTTTATCTATAATTATCTTTCATTAAAACAAGAATTTGATAGATATTTTAAAACAATGAATTATATTTGTTATGATGAATTATCTGTTTTCTTATCTGATTTAATTTCTAAATATAAAAATCATGAATTTTTATCCCCAGTAGAACAAAATTTTCTAAATAATTATTTTAAAAATTGCCCAGTTTCTTATGCCCCTTCAATAATGAATAGACTTTGTTGGCAATTAGAACAAAAATTAGGAAAAACCAAAAAAGATAATAAAGAGTTTGATTATGCATTATTATTGTCTGAAAATAAAATAAATAAACGTATTAAAAAAGAAGTCGAAGCAATTTACGACGAATATAAGCGACGTTCTGTTGAGTGTCAAGTTCGTTTACAAAGACATCAAATTACTAAAGACGAGTATACTGCTTTTTATACTTTAACTCTGGATTGGTTTAAACAACAAATTTTTAGTATTTGTAATAATGCCGAAACAGTAACGGATGCGTTAATTGATTTGTGTTACACCCATTCAAATTCAAAACAGTTTGTTTGGGATGTATGTGGTGAACAAATCATTCGTAATTTATTAAATAGACATAATAATTTAATTTCTTATCCAGTACAAGACCGTGAAGGTGAAATTGAATTTTGGGGAGAAAAATTTAGTATGCGTACTATTAATTATGATAATTATATGGATATGTCAGAGGAGGAAAAAAATGGGTAAATTTATATTAAATGAAAAAAAATACGTAGAAGAAGAACTTCTAACGGGTAAAAATATCCACGCAAAAATGTCTCGTGCTATGTTATTACTGTCCAAGTATTATATATATGAATTACATAAAACTGATGATGAAGTTCGACAGTTAATAAAGGAATTATATAATAATTATGATTCACCTATCACTTCGGAATATTTATTAAAACAATTAGATTATGCGATTTCTTATGCACATGAGAGACCTTTAGTGTGTATTGATTATATTAATATTACAAAAGAAGAACAGAAAATAATTAAAAAAATTGAAAATGAGGAATTACAAAAATTATTATTTACAATGCTTTGTTTATGTAAATTCCATGATTTCCGCAATTCTGAAAATAATCATTGGGTAAATTACTTTTCAGATGGTATTGCGCCCTTATTTGCATTAGCTAATGTGAGAGGCTCTTCTGAAGCCAAATTAGAATTGTTACGTGAGTTGCGAATCGCGGGATTTATTACTCGCACAAATAGTTATGCCCGTTATAATTGGCAAATTAATATTGTAGATGAAAATCCAGATAGTGAAGTGTTTTATCAAGTTGTCAACATGGATAATCTTGGCTATCAATGGCTGGTTGCCACTAAACAGGGTAAATTTTGTGCGGATTGTGGTCAATACATTCCTAAATATAAACCACGAAAAGGACATATGAAAACTAGAAATGAGGCACAAATTCGTTATAAATATTGTAAAAAATGTCGTGAAAAACGCAAATAATGGGTAGTACCACTACCCTTATTTGTAGCGTAAATATGTGTGATTTTTATAGTATAAAATTTTTTTCATACTTTGAAAGAGAGAGAATAAAGTATCATTATTTTTCTCTCAATAATACGCTCCGCGAGTAAGGCGCACGCTGATGTCTATATTAAATTTATTATAATAGTGCGTACACAGGAGCGATTATAATAGGAAATAATAAAAACGGATATAAAGGATTAAAAGGAACAACATGAGTACAACAAAAAATATAAAAGCGATTACTTATAAAGAATTTCTTAAAAATATTTCCCAAAGAACTGGTTATGTCCAGACAGATGTGGCTAATATTTTTGATTCTATGAGTGATTTATTATTAGAAGAATTTTTAAAATTGGAAGAAAATGAAGAACTGAAAATTAAAATCTGTGGCTGTATTATGGTTACTGGAAAATATGTGCCAGAACGCGTAATGCCAAACAATGTAGTCTCTTCTCTTCCACTTAAAACACCAGAAAA